GTCTATTCGACTCCTCCACCTGGAAATTCCGCCAGGAGGCGGGCATTCCATGTTGGCTGTTAATTCAGCTTCTTGGTTATGTTCGCACATCTAAGGTTATCCAACTCTACCGTCTTCCCGACAATCATCGGGGTAGCGGCATTCTAGAGTTAGGTGTCACATTTGTTTCTCAGTAATGGGGGATCCGGGGCGGTTTAATGCCCGTTCTGGACCTCATTTTCTGAGTAATAAAGTGTTACTCCCTAGTCCCATATTGGGATGCCTTTGGAGGCGACCTGCTGACCCCCTCTTGGGGGAAACAGAAGGTTTAAGGAGCTTGATATTTCTAATAGAACTTGTGTTGCAAGACGATGTACTTATGCCTAGCCCCTAATTTGGGATTCCTCGTCAAGAGGAAGGAAGTGTAAGAGTAGGTTCCACAAAGGTCGATAAACCTTCGTTGTCATCGACTTATCACCGTAAGAGGGGGTAGACCCCCCCGGTTAACTATGGGCTCAGTGTAATGAGCTTGGTCCATAGAGGAGTTGTATCCTTCCGGAGATTGACGCGAGAAATCCACTAAATAATTTTATGAATTTTAAATCCACAAAACTACGTAGTGATATTAGAAGTGCCTTGCAAACCTTAAATGGTCTGCTCGCTGTAAAAGGCGGGCGCGGTTGGGTGCAGTGGCTTATTAAAGCTGCTGTAACCGGCCGTGGGGGGATCACTAGCGCAGTGGTTCGTTCAGCGGTTTATTATGTGCGAGTCTTGGTGGCTATTTACAGACACCAAGGCATGCCAGGAGTCATCGTTTCGACGAAATCCTGATATGTCTTGACTATGCAAGCAGTCGCTGGGATGAAGATCCCATCTACCCAGGCCCTTGGGCCGGGTGTCGCGCGAACTAGATCTGGTCTGCCCAGGGTGATACCTGCGGTGATCCGTGATAGAATTCGACGTGGGGACACGTTCTTATTAAGAATCTGGCTGTCCTGGTTCTCGATTTATCGAGTCCTAGATATGCCCGGTAAACTTAAATTAGGAACTATTACTGAACCTGGAGTGGCCTTTCGGGATTCTCTGTGAAAAGAAATCCTAGAAGCCATTTCTCAGTTCTGTAGTTACCTGGGATACAAGGAGATTGGGTCGGCTAAGCCTGACTTACCTCCTGTACGTTATATACCGTTGAGCAAATCTACTCCGTCGCTTCTTGGAAGTTTTAAGAAGATCTCGGGTTCTGTGCCCGGAATCTTATTCGGCGCGCGTGCTCTGTTCCATTCAGATGTCTGACACTCCTTCTGCTATCTAGCGGATGGTTGGATCTCTCAGCCTAATGCGAGCAACCCGCAAGGGTTGTTCGCCAAGCTGGAAGGTTTTACCATTCGGGAGCTAGCAGAGGGGGCTGCATCTTGCCCGCCTGTTTCTACCTGTCCCGATCCGGTCGACAGACCGATCGGTAAACTAGGTTTAAAGAAAGAGGCGGCTGGAAAAGTAAGAGTCTTTGCGATGGTTGAGTGTTGGACACAGTGATTGCTGTTTCCATTGCATTCTTTCATCTTCAAAGTGTTGGCTGGTCTACCGACCGACGGAACTATGGATCAGTTAGCTCCGATAAAACGTCTTCAGGAGAGGGGTAATACCCGTTTCTGATGTTACGATTTATCGGCTGCTACTGATCGTCTACCTGTGGATGTCCAAGCGAACATCCTTAACTATCTCTTCGGAGGTAGTTTTGGATGGGCGTGAAAACATCTACTGGTGGGCAGGGATTATATTCTGCCGTCTTCACTCCCTCGTGGAGTGAGACCTCAGATTATGCCTTCAAAAGTCCGTTACGCGGTAGGTCAACCAATGGGTGCATTGTCCTCTTGGGCAATGCTCGCTCTTACACACCATCTGATTGTAGCAATGGCTGCGCGCCGAGTAGGGTTCCCTATAGGAACCTTCTGAGAGTACGCAGTTTTAGGGGATGACATAGTCATTGCCCATGGGAAGGTCGCAGGTGCGTACCTTCAGCTAATGAAGGACCTCGGTGTTGGAATCGGCTTAGCTAAGTCCTTGGTCTCCAGAAATGGAACCTTGGAGTTTGCTAAACGATTCTACACTCAGGGTGTAGATGTGTCTCCTATCCCTTTCAAAGAGATAGTGACCTGTTTACACGACTTTGAATCTAGTACCTTCTTCATATCTAAATATGAATTAGGTGCTCGATCCATCGCCGCTTTAGTTGGCTACGGGTACCGCGTCCGTGGACGTCTTATTGGTAATTTCCGTGCTCTTCCCCGAAAACTGTCTACTGTAG